TGCGTCATTTTCTTTATATGTGGATCTCACATCATTTGAGCTTTGATTTATAGTTTTCTTTAATTAGGATTCTATCTTTTGAGGAACTTATTTGTGTGGTTCATGTATGAATCTCATTGGTTATTATTTATTGTTGAACGGTTTCATAGTTTTCATAAATAATTGGATTCTATTGTTATCTTATTCTACGATACATAATAATCGTTTAAAGCCTCAACTCTTTATTTTATTTTAAAAACCAATTTAAAATTTTGTTATTGTTAAGTTTTGTTATATTGATGTTAAGTTTACAATGTCACGTTATTGTGCAAAATGTCAGATCATTTATTGACTCCTAGTCACTTTGGCGAATAAAGTAACCAGTAACACTATGATTGGCATCCTTGTTCAAGTTTGGATAGTCATTATGCCAAAATGGCGCCTTGACTTACCCAACGATTCCATTCTCATTTTGCACATGTGGATCGACGTAACTTAGCTAAATTTGTCATATTTATCTTTAAACATGTACAATGGACCTGAGTAGTACTCCGATAAGTTACTGCTCAAAAATCCTGGAGCAGGTCCCTAAGATTAATGCTTGTGGAGAAGATGTCTATTGGGTAACCCCTCCGCCTTTTATTTTCTTCATCATGGATACAAAAACAGAAAACAAGAACCTTCTTGGGCGAGAAGCAAAATCTGCCTACACATCCTTGTCAACTGTCGTTGATTCAAAAATGGAACATTTAAACAGACAAGTACAATGTCCAACGGATGATTTACCACTTGATTGGAATCGTTTTCAATTTAATGGACCACTTAAAGGTAGACGTTCTCCTTATTACCGATTTTTGCGAACATACACAACTATGACGAGAAATACATTTCGGATTATGAGCCCAACTACTATTGCTTGGCTTGTTTACGACATTCGAAAATGGTTAAGAACACTCGATGAAGGAATCCCTCATTCTGGAGAAGGACCTGTCAGAAAAACTGGATTTATGCAAAAGAAACGCAAAGAAAAGGCAAAAATCAAACATCAGTCAAAACCTGCTGTTTTTAGATTTCCACCACCAAATGTTGCACGTGAATATTTCGTCCCAAAATGGGAGCGTAAAACAGTTGCAGAAGGTGAACCACAAATTGGAATTTATGATATGGCGCGTCGTATTCCTGGATCAGTTGAAAATATGCGACAATTTGCACCAATACATAAGAAACTTGGAATCTCAAGAATAGAATATGAACGATTAGATCAGTTTCGACGTGTGGAAATGCGTCATAATGTGAAAAGATTGTTTGCGCCAAGTAGTGAAGAATTGTTGTGTTTGGTAAGAACATCCCATACTCAGAAGGAATTACAAGGAAAACTTGGTGAATTCATGGATTATACTCAGTGCAAGTTTTTCGAAGAACAAGGTAAGATAGATGAACAAATACGAGTTTTTGATGTTGCACGTGCTTCAAGGAAGAATTTTGATGATGTTAGAAATCGCACATGTCATGAATTGATAACAAATGACCCACAAACGCCAGATGAAGTTTTACAGTTGATGAGTTTGCATCGAAATAGATTTCCTTTGCGATGGTTGCGACATGCTAAGAATATTTATCCTGCAAATAACACATCTAGATTCTCAGTTTCAAATTATCCTTGTACAGAACGAATGGAATTTCGCAGATCATTTGATTGGGCTGACAGACCAAATTATGGAGATTATTACTATAAGAAAGATGCATGGGATTATGAAAACCAACGTGTTGTGCAGCATGGAAATTTGTACTATCAAGCTGTGCAGGAAGAAGTTATCACTGAGGATGAAGAATATGAATTTGGATTACAGACTTTGTTTGCTGAAGGAATTCCCCATGTATTTGGATCAAGAATGTTTTCTGGACTGGATGATTCAATAGAAAGTGTTACAGGTGATATAACAGCAATTCGATCTAGTATCGAAAGTACTTCGTCACATGTTAATAATGCTGCTGAAAAATTTACGGAATTTATGACGCAAGCACAATCTATTTTGACATCTTTACCGGCGAAATTTGAATCTGTAACTTCCAATCTTGGAACAATAACGGATTGGATGATGATAGTAATCGATTTGTTAAATAAGATAATTCGTAAAGATTTTGATTTTGTTTCGATCTGTACTATGGTCGTGCGAATTTTACGTCTATTAAATTTAACCAAATATATTACAAAGGCTACATCTTGGGTAGCACAATTTTCTCTTTTCTCGGAGAAACAAATGCAGGGAAGAGAGCGACAATTGCGCCAAGATATAAAAGAACATTATGAAAACTTTCCAAGTGGAACGGAAAATATGTTTGAAGATGGCGAACCTCATGCTGGAAGTGATTGGTTAACATTTTTAGTTGGCATACTTGGTGCTGGTATTATTGGTTGTTTGCCAACTCCAGCACGTTGTTCGCACGTTGTAACACTACTACGAGGGGCAATCGCAACTTCAATTCTTTTTAAAATGATGCCCTTAGAAGATCTGATATTGAAAGTTGTTGAAAATGTGCCGGAAATAATGGGGACATGGATAAAAACGTTGTGTCCTAAAGCAATGTTTTTAGCAAAGTTGCGTGACAATGATCCAGTATTTGAATGGGCGGGTTGTATAGATGCGTTGGATAATTCTGATTGTATTGCTCGCATGATGTATGACCGTGTATTACAACAAAAAGTTCGTGACTTGCGCAATCAGAGTTTTGTTTTGCGTAAAAGAGTTGCTATCGAGGAAATGTTTAACGCTAAGGATAACAATTTTGTGGTTAAAGCAAATGAACGTCTTCAGATCATGGCGAAGGTTGTCGAAATGCATACGAATGTTAGTTCAGTTCGAGAAGCGCCTTTTGTTGTTGCTGTATCAGGTCGACCAGGTGTTGGTAAAAGTGTTTTAACAAATGTTTTGGTACATGCTTTATTTGAGGAAGATGAATTGGAAAGTCATAAGGATAATTTGATCTACACAAGGAATGAAGCAATGAAACACTGGGATAGGTATTGTAGTAATTTATGCTTAGTTTATGACGATTTTGGACAGTTTAGAAAGTCTGCGTCGGAAACTGATTGCTTTACTGAACTTATATGTATTGCAAGCAACGCGATTTATCAATTACCTATGGCTTCGTTGGAAGATAAAGGAACGATTTTTAAAACACCATTGGTTGTGCTCAATACCAATGTTCCATTTTTGGAGCCCCTTTCATTGCAGAGCAGAGAAGCGTTGTGGAGACGTAGGAATGCAGTTTTAAAGGTTACGGTGCCCCGTACTGTTTTAAAAAATCCAAACAATTTGGACAGTGGTGTTGACTCAGACAAAATAGATCCTGCACACCCATTGGATCATTATACATTTAGACTTTTGGATCCTTGTCCAGTGGATGGTGCAGAGCATGTTTTGGCGGGACCGTTTAATTGGCAACAAATGATTGTTGTTTTAAAGCCAATGTTTCAGAAACATCGCGCACAACAGAAGATGGTCTTGAATTTAAAGGATTCGCGTTACACACATAGAATGGAAATGACTGCACCTGTTTGTGCAGCTTATGAAGCATTGGAAGTTGTAGAAGAACGAACACCGGACCATATGGCTGAAATAGTTGATGAAGAAGATGAAGCTGAGGTATATTATGACAAGCGAGACCCTATTACACATGATCCTAAGAAATGGAAATTTCTTTCAATTTGGAATAGGAAAAATGATGCTGTTGTTGATGAAGGTGAACCACATTGTGGTTGTGAAAAGTGTATCCGACACCATGTTGATAGTGATACAGGTCCTTGTATTTTTATCGATGACGATGAAGAAGACTTTATGTCTATAAATGGTGAACCCATCTCTGAAAGGGCGAGAAGATTTAGATCACAATTTCATGAACGGACTGTGCAAGACGAATGTAGGGATAAGCGTTTTGCAAATTTTTACCAATGGGCTGCCATGATTACAGGCGTTGTTGGAGGATTCATGATTGGTTATGCTGTTACCGGTTTGTTGATTCATGCTTATAGAGCAATTTTTGGAACTCCTCATTCAGGAGAAATTCGAACTGCAGCAATGGCAAAGGTTTTGGCACCAGTTGTAATAGCTCATGCTGGTGATACACATGTAGGTAATGGAGATCCTAATGCAAGAGAATTATGTTCAGTGGTTGCAAATTCGACAGTTTACGTTAGCCATTTGGGTCCCACAGGCGTGCGCCGTTTTATGAATGGTACTTTTGTAAAAGGGCGTGTGCTAATGATGCCTTATCATTTTTTTTTAAACCCAGAATCTTTAGAGCCCTGGGAAAATGATGAGCTCATTGAGATTAAAGACTCAAAAGGAGTGGAGTACAAGGAGTTGTTCTGCAGAGAACGACTTTTCCGCGTTGCGGACCACAAGGATGTTGCGCTGTATGTTTGTAGTCGTGTTGTTAAAGTATTTCGGGACATAATGCAACATTTTATGACAGAGGAAGATTTGAAATTTGTTAGGAAATTTTCTGGTACGCTTGTGAATGTTTCATTGGATAACGTGGTGTATCATACATTACCAACAGTTACACCCTTGGATGTGAAAGAATTTAGATATTCGTTGAACAGGGAAAAGAATCCAGAATTGTTCGTGATGCGGACTGGATGGAATTACAATGCTCAATTCCACCCGGGCGATTGTGGTGGTCTTTTGGTTGCCAATGGCCCAACAATACGGAGAAAGTTGGTGGGGATGCACGTTGCTGGATATGTTCATCAGGTAACTGGTGTTTCGGAAATAATAACTTTTGAAATGCTGAACAAAATTTTTAAACAACTTGAACAAGGATTCCCACAGGTTGGTGAAGCAAAAATTCCATTTGAAGTTGTGGAGACCGTTGGCAATGCTGCAATTATACCAACAGGCAATTTTACGCTAAATGGCGTTTTACCATTGAAATTGTCGCCAAGGAATCCAACGAAAACTGATATTATACCATCTTTGTTCCATGGTGAAATAACAATGCCAATAACAGGACCTTCGGTTTTAGATCCACACGATGAGAGACTTGCACCGGAACAATTTGGAAAGTCTGTTCTGTTGAAAGGTGTGAACAAATATGGAAAAGTTCCACAGTCTGTACCCCCAGATATCTTGAAACAATTGGAGGATTTTCTTTATGATGAATTTTGTACAGTGGATGGACCAATTTCAGAGAAACGATTGTTGACAATGGAGGAAGCAATAAATGGAGTTCCTTCAATTCCACATTGTGAGCCATTGCATATGGCGACTAGTCCTGGTTGGCCGTATGTTTTCCGAAGACCAAATGGTTCACCAGATTTGTTGTCTGGAAAGAAATTTTTGTTCAATCTTCGAGATGGAAATTGGTCAGTTGCTGATCTGGAGTTACAAGCTAAATTGTTAGAACGGGAAACTGAAGCATTAAAAGGACAACGTGTTGTTTCAGTGTGGATAGACCAATTAAAAGATGAAAGAAGGCTTTTGGAAAAGATTTTGAAAGGATCAACAAGAGTTTTTACTATGGCTCCGGTGGACTATACAATAGTAGCAAGAAAGTATTGTTTGTTGTTTGAAGCCCATTGTATTGCTACAAGAATTAAGACAAGTTCAATCTGGGGAGTTAATCCGAATTCCCGAGAATGGGGTGATTTGTTTGCAAAATTGCGGGCCATATCCAATTATGGCTTTTGTGGAGATTATGAATGTTTTGACGGTGGAATGCCTCCTGAAATTTTGTTTTTAACTTGCAAAATTATGAATAGATGGTACAATGACTCCCCTGAGAATCAACGTGTGCGTGAAACTCTTTTTGAGGAATTGATACAAACGAATCAACAAGTAATGAACTTAAACTATTTCACGCACATTGGAAATCCCAGCGGTTGCCCTTTTACTACGTTGATTAACACAATTGCAGGTAGGGCTTATACCGCGTGGGTGTGGATTGTAGCATCAAGAAATTTTCCACCAGAAATACCACGAGATCTAGTGACGTTCCGCAAAATGGTTGCTTGCGGCATCTACGGGGACGACATACAGGTGTCGGCCCATTTGGATTTAGAACCGTATTATAATATTCGAGAATTTAATACAGTTTTGAATCCATACAATATTCGGATGACAATGCCTGATAAAAGTGAAGGAAATTCAACGTACGATTTAGTGGAAAAAGGAATACTTTTGAAAACTGGATATCGCGTGCTTGGAAATAACGTGTATCCAATGTTTGATTACAACGTGGCTTTCGAAATCATGAATTGGATAAGAAAGACAGATGAGCCAATTCTCGCGTTACAAGAAAATTGCAATAGTGCGTTGAGAATATTCTTTTTCTATGGACCTCGTCTGTTTAATACAACGCGCCGATACATACAGAAAGTTGCGGTACGAAAAGGTTTACAGCTGGATCTGTATCAATTTGCAGATTTGTTTGTTGAGTTTGAAGCAAAGGGTTTCGCTTTTCCACCAGAATTTCTTGAAACAAAATGGCGAAATAATCTCGAAAACATGAAGGATAATACATCTGAACCACGAGATGTTGCTTGCACAAATCCTTTCAACTTATTGTGCGAAACGTGGGAATAATCTTAGATTTAGATTAGAAAAACAAATCAAGACTTCAAAATTTAAAATATAATGTTATGGAAGAATTTGGAAAGAATGTATTAGAATCAGTTTTAAAAGAAATGTTACCGAAGGAGTTGAGTGGTGATTTATTTGACAAATTCGGGAAAGATTTAACCGGTGAAATGATAGCCGGTGCTATGATGGATAAACCGAATGATCAACGATCTGCTAGCCCATTTTTAAGAAAACCTCTCCCTGCCCTTTGTCACTCAATAGGTGTGGAAAATTCGACACGTTTGAATTTGGAACCCGGAGCACAATCGCTTTGTGAGTTTCATCATTTTGGTACCACCGTCGATGAGATGACTTGTGATTATCTTCACAAGTTGCCAACTATCTCTCGACTTGGTGCACCTTGGACGACAGGAATGACCCCAGGAACAACAATTGAAGGTGGATACTTAGGTCCCCTTTCTCAATTACAAAGTGTCCCTAGAACAGTTATGAATGCGCCGTATTCTACCGTGAATATTCATCCTACAACATGGGAAACAGCTCTTATCTTGTCTGGCACTCGATATTGGCGTGGTTCCATAAAGTTTAAATTTCACGTTGTAGCCTCCCCCTTGATGACAGGTCGTATAGCGTTTTGTCCATTATATGGTGTTTATGCTCGTCCAACAGTAGCAATGACGATTAATCAAGCGATGGGATATGCAATGCATGTCCATGATTTACAGGACGAGTCGAACACATTTGAAGTAGAAGTACCATATGTTAGTATGTACCCATATTTAAAAGTATGTAATGGAGTTCCAAACACTGATGCCGCTTATGCTACAACGGTTGGAACTTTGGCAGAAAATGTTGAATTAGCAAAGTGGTTTTTCGGAGCTTGGCGACTTGTAGTTTTGAATCCATTGAATTGCCCAGATACATGTCCCAATACTGTATATATAAATATTTACATGTCAGGAGGAAATGATTTTGTGACAGTAGGAAATTTTGATCAAAATGCAACATTACAACCATTTATGGCTGGTGCCGCTGATGGAGAACCACATTCTGGTTGGGACAATCAAGCTAGTATTGGAGGTTCTGGTTGGGAAGATAAGACAAGTATTGGTGGAGATGGAGTAGTTGCACCAGATGAAACAGGAAAACAAGAACTGGGTGCCGTTGCAATACACGAACGTGAAGTGGTTCGTGAAACCCACGGTCGTGGGTGTGAAGCTAAACTCTCAAAAATGGTAGTTGGGAAAGACCATAATTGGACCCTTCCTGATATGATGAAGAAATTGAATTTGTTGAAAACAGGTGTGTGGAATACAACTCACATTGCTGGTACAGAATTGGAAAAACTTCGAATTCCCACTGATGTTTTGTTACCTTTGGGTTGCGGACAAAGCACCCATGCAACGGTGTGGAACAACTTTAGATATGTAAGATGGCAATCAATATCAATAACAGTGACAATAAATTCAAATAAATTTCAAGTTGGATCGTTGAATTTGAATTATTATCCAGGATTGAATCCAACTGCGTTTACAGCACGCTCATTTGGAACGCCGGCTTCACAGACAACAGTGACACACGGCATTATACAAGCAGGAATGTCAAATTCCATAACCTTGAAACTACCATGGATTAATGGTATGGAATATATGACTACGGAGAATTACAATATAAATTATTTAACGAACCCGTGGCAAGAATTAGGAACGTTAGGGCTTGTAGTTTGGAATCCACTTTTGGTAGGAGCTACACAACCTGGAACCGTGGCTTATTCAATCTTTGTGGAATTTAATGGTTTGGAACCTCATGTTCCAAGAGTCATGCCTTCTTTTGGTGATGGTTTTGATGAAATAAATGACAATGTTGATAAGGATTATGTTGCATTAGGTATACCACATGTTGGTGAAGATGGAGCGGTGGATGATGTTAGAAACATGGCTTCTTCAATGAAAAAGAAAAGAGCGGTTATTGACAAAGCGGTGGTGAAAGGAAACACTCACTTTGGTGAACATTTGAAGTCATACAAGGATTTGATGAAACGTTACACACCGTTCATGTCGTTGCAAAACAAGATATCAGCAGCGGTTAACGATGGATTTCGTGTTGAAAATACTTACACATCTTCGGTTGCTTTTCCAGCTTCGATTCCAATAGAACATGTCACCGGTACACAATTTATTAATTACCGTGGACCAATCGGAGCAATGGCTTGTATGTATGGATTTTGGCGTGGTGATTTGCGCTATATGGTGTTACATCGTATTGACAAATCGATTACAGCGCAAAATCAGGTGTATTTTAACCCGATAGATAATGGAGTGTCAGCTAGAATGAGACATCTCGGATTTGACACACGTACTGTGACTGACGATGTTGCAGTATCGAATTACGTAGCCGATATTTTTGCCGCGGATCCATCGATATACAAACTTGATACCAACGCAAGTTTGTTTCAATATGCACATAATTCAAGAGGAACAACGAATGCAATCGATTTTACAGACGATGGCGCTTCTTGGAATTGGGTGGAAGTCCCTTATTGGTCACAATATAAAATAATGAAAGTTCCGTTTTATTCATCAGAAGGAGGAACACCGAATGGATATTTTGACCACATTGTTTTAGGAGAAGTTGTTGCCACAACAATCTTTAGAACAGCCCAAGCTGCAACAGATTTATATGATGAAGTTACATGTTTGGTAGCAGCCGGAGATAATTTTCGCTTTGGTTGTTTGTACGGAGCATTGATTTTTACGTTCCGTATATTTATAAATGGTTTGGACGCCACACATCAGTTAACACCTGCATTGTATGACCCATGGCCGGTCCAACCAACACAATATTAAATGAAGTGTTGATATAG